TGAATCGAAGTCAACGGAAGACCCTGAATTTATTCAGTATTGTAATGAGAATAGGATGAAGATAAAAGAGAAATATCCAGATATGAGTCCTCTTGAAATTACTCGAGAATTGGCAACTGAATGGAAGAAACACAGGATGAATTACAATGATAATTTACAAGAGATTAGGAATATAATAAATCAGGCGATGGGACTGTAGAATGAATAAAAAATTGACTTTGTTTATAATTGTAAAAATACAATTATGAACACCAACCATATATAAAATGAATATCTTTTTTCTTCATTTGCTACCTGAGATTTGTGCTCAGATGCATTTAGATAAACATGTTATCAAGATGATATTGGAGACAGCTCAATTATTGTCTTCTGCTCATCATATGACTAATTGTTCGGTTTATACTCCAATGTATAAGCTGACTCATCAGAAACATCCAAGTTCTATTTGGACTCGTCATTCAGTTGAGAATTACAGATGGTTATCTCAATTGGGTCTTGAGTTATGCAAGGAATATACTTATCGTTATGGTAAGGTACATAAGTCTCAAATAGAGCTGGAATTATTGCATATTAATATTCCTGACATACCTATTTTATCCTTTAGTCCTCCTCTTCAAGCGATGCCCGATATGTATAAATCTTCGGATTGTAAGCTCTCAGAAAGAAGCATCGATAATACTATTGAATCTTATCGTGCTTATTACTTCTTTGCAAAAACAAAAATATTGAGTTGGAAAGGGAAGTATAATAGTCGTGAAATTCCGTTTTGGATAATTGAGATGAAGGAGATGTTTGAATAAATTTTAAGTTGTAATTCAATTGAGAATAATAACTTTATAAGGTGATATTTTGTAATTCTATTGACAGATTTACTATATTGATTTCTATAAAATGGTAGAAAACAGGGGGAAATACAGTTAAAATAATGATTATAATCATCATAAAATACATTATCCTCATATATTCGAGAATATTGAAGTCGTAAGCAAGGATGATTATGATAGTTTGTAATATGAAACTAAGTACGAATTTATATAAATATACCTCGTCTTCATTCAATAGATTGATGATTGAATTTTCAAGTTGTTCTGTAATATTAATTCCGATCATCATAAGAATAATATAAAAAGTTATCAAATTCATATTGTTTGTCAATATGAATTTTGAATATATTTTGAAATCATTTTAAATATTAATTGTATTATAGTATAATAAATGCCAAAGACATATACGTTATATCCCCCTGATAACTTAACAAAAAAATATAAAGTGTATGTTATCAGTGAGTCTGGAAGGATAAAAAAGGTTCAATTTGGAGCTTCTGGAATGAGCGATTATACGAAGCATAAGGATAAGGAAAGAAAGCAACGATACATCAATAGACATAAGAAGAGAGAAAACTGGAAGGACCCGACAACGGCAGGTTTCTGGAGTTTATGGGTATTATGGAATTTACCTACAGTTAAACAGAGTTTAGAATATACTAAAAGAAAATTTAGGTTAAAGCCTCAAAGTTTTTAAGGTCTTTATTGACTACAAACTGCTAATCCGGTTGTTGTTCGTTGTTTGTATAAAACATAAACAGAATAAGATATTGATAAAAAAGCAATTACAATTCCAACTACAAACAATACATTTTTCATTTTTTTATTTTTTTTATTGACAAATGTACTTGAACCGGCAATACCACCTCCTCCTGCTGCAAAAGCCAAAGGAACAGTCAGACATGCACCACAAAATTCTTCCTTATTTTCATCATCAAATTGTTTTTGAGTCATTTATTTACAAAAATATTTTTAATATCGATAATTATTACTGATTTGATGATACTCTAACTGCAAATTTTATATTGACGTACAATTTAAAATTTTACACTTTATTTATTGACTCTTGCTTTTCTGATTGTAGGTTTAATTTCGGTTATTACTTTTTCAACTCGTTTTTTAACCTGAATTACTGTCTTTTTCTTTCCTTTTGGTTTTTCTGCTTCATTCATTACAACAAGCCATTCATCATATTTAGCTTTGAATTCATCAAGGTCATTAATCCAAAGTTGTTTTTCGGTTATATTTGTTAATGTTTCAATTTTACCAATAAGAGTTTGAATCTCATTTCTTAATGTGATTACCTTCTCTTCAGTGAAACTTCGAACTTGCATTCCAAGGAGATATTCATATCCTCCATTTTCTCTCTTCAAATCCTCATCATAGTTTCTTGTCTTGAGATTCTGGATGATTACTATCTCTTTTTTCTTCATTATATCCAAAGTATCATCCATCACCTCACTAACAAATCGTTCCTTATTTTGAAGCATTTTCAATTCGACTCCAAGCTGTCTTAGTTGATATTCTTTACGAAGATGATAGTATTTATATCGAACAACACAAAAATTATTCAGGATTTCATAGACTGAATCATACTTCTTTATCTTATTTTTATCATCAAACAATACCATATTCGAAGTGTATAGGTAACTATGTAATTTTAGATTTTCAATTGAACATTCAAACTCATTTCCATTCGTAATAATAAACTTGACATCATTTGGAGTTGAATAGTTTTTCATTGTTTTCAGTTTCTTTTCTTCTTGTAAATCTTCACAAAATTCCTTGAACTTATTAGTCCACATATTGATAGGAAGTTCTGATACTTCAAATCCATTCTTATTTTCCTCGATGATTCCTTTTGTAATATATCTTTTAACTTTTGATTCATCAGCTTCGATTGTTCCCTTGAATCCACGATACCAAGGAATTAATGTAGGAAGAACTGATACATTTTCTTTTCTCTCGCCTGTATCTTCCGATGTATTGTTGTTCAACCAATCTTTAATACCATCGATGATTTCAATGGGATTAAAACAAGGAATGTTACAAGACCAACCTGTACCGATTCCTGCATTACAACCATTTACCAATATCATAGGCAAGATAGGAATATAGAATTCTGGTTGAACTAAATCACCATCATCACTGACTTGGGTCAATAAAGCCTCATCTTCCTCTCTAAAAATATACTCTGTCAAATACTCCATCTTTGTATAAATATAACGAGGACTTGCTGCATCAGAACCACCTTCAAGTCGAGTTCCAAACATGCCATCTCTATATAAAAGAGGAATGTTATTGGTTCCTGGAAACTCATTTGCCAGTCCTATAATAGTATCACATAAGTTCTGTTCTCCATGATGATAGTTCGAATGTTCTGCTGTATAACCAGATAATTGAGCTACCTTTAGAGACTGACCTGAATATCTCAAGTTTCTTTTCTTAACTGCATATAAAATCTTTCTCTGAGATTCTTTCAAGCCATCGATAAAGTTTGGAATACTTCTACCACAATCGGCTATCGAAAACTTAATCAATTCACCATTGATAAAAGAAGACAATTCCATATGTGATATTTCAGGTTGGTCATCAAGAGAGAAAATATGGTTTTCAATCGAATAGTCAGAAAGCCATTCCTTTCTCATATCTGATTCTTTTTTACTAAAGACTTTGCTCATATTGGTATCAATATCGTTATCCTTTATATATTCGACCATCTTCAATCCAAAAGTATCAGGAACATCTTCAGGTCGAGTTGTTCCCAACCCTTTGTAATACTTTGTTTTTACCTTCTTGTTTTGTTCTGAAAACCACTTTTGAAATCGTTTCTCATCATAAAATAATATATCTTCTCCCTTTGGAATAAAGACTCGAACGATAGGAGTTTTCATGCTTACCAAAAATGGTTTTTCTCGTTGTAATAAGCTTGGAAATAGATAATGAAAGAAATTAATGAGTAATCCTTCAATATGACATCCGTCTACATCAGCATCCGTCATTACCATAATCTTACCATAATTCAATGAGTTGTAATTTGCTTCATCTAAATAGTTTGTATCATAACGGAGACCGATGGTTTGAATTAGATTGGTAATAACCTTATTAGAAGCAATTGATGTTGGTGTAAAATTTCTCACATTCATCAACTTTCCTGTTAATGGGTAGATACCAAACCAGTCTCTTCCTGCTTTACCATATACTCCTTTTTGGATGCCTGCAACAGCATATGTTTTTGCCGATAGTCCTTCACAAATGATTAGAGTACACTCATTTGCGTACTTTGAACCGGCGAGATTAGCATGGTCGAGACCATCTATCTTGATTATTTTCTTTCTTTTACTTTCTGATTTTTTCAAGACTGAAAACTCCTTTGAACGAATGATATCTTCAATCTTACTCATAATTGACCATTTGCATATGGCACTAATTTGGGTCTTCTTTATATCTGCTTCTACAGTAGGAGATTCAAGCTTATTTTTACTTTGACCATCAAATTCAGGTCGAACTACTGTTGAATTCACAAACAGTTTAAAAAACTGTTTCACATCATTGATATTGATTTTAGGTGCTTTTGATTTTGTTCCGTTGAATTTATCAACTATAGGTCTGAAAATAGCTTCTGACCAAGCATCAACATGAACTCCTCCGAGCTTTGTTGATATACCATTTACGAAAGAGATATGTTGAAAGTCGTCATCAGAAGTGCATAATACAACTTCAGAATTTGGTATTTTTATAGCTAGAGATTCTTCACTCGGAGAAGAGTATATAGACGCGTATGTTTGTAAACTGCTAACAGGAATCAGGTCTTCGTTGATATATACATTGATTTTAGTCAACATCGCCGAATCGATAACGTAACGAGTATATAGACTAATAATATCATCAGTATATTTTTCAATTTTGAAAAGAGTAAAGTCTGGAATCCAACTGATTTTAGTATAACCTTTCTTAATTTTAGTATTAGTGATAACAGGTCCTTCTGTCGACCTCATATTATTGACCCATGTTTGTTTTAGGATTTTACCATTTTGAGGGTCTAACCCTTCAACATTAAACTGAGACGAGAAGACATTGAGGAGTTTAACACCAAGACCATTTTTACCGCTTGTAAATCTATCTTCGGTATCGTCATAATTTGAACCGGTTAAAAGATGACCGAAAATGAGAGAGTGATTATAGCATCGATTATCTTCATTCAATTCAATAGGAATAACATCACCGTCGTTCAAAATTGATGTCAAACCAGTTTCTCTGTCAAAGTCAACTTTAATCTTGGTGCATTTTGTTTTTGTGGTTTTGCTTCTTACAACATTATCAATCGCGTTTGATAATGCCTCGATAAAAACACGCATAATTCCAGGTGAAACCGAAATCTCTTTTTTGTAGATTCTATATTTACCATCTACTTTTTCAGCAATGTATTCTTCTGATTTTTTAATCGTTGTCGAGCCGATATACATATCAGGACGAAGCATAATATGTTCAATAGGGTCTTTCTTAATATATTTCTTGGATGAAGCCATTTTGATAATTCTGATTTATAGTTAAATTAAGTTTGTAGTTTTCATTTTAAATTTTAACTGTATTTAAAGTTAAATTTTAATATATTTATCGTTTGAAATTCAAACAGAACTTACTATTTAGTAGTTACCTACTGCATCCCAGAATGATTTTTTAGTTGATGGTTGTTGTTCATATTCGGTTTGTTCTGTATCTGGAATATCATCAAAAAAATCATCATCAATATCGTTAATAGAAAGAGGTTCATTTT